AAACGGAACTTCAAAGGCTTCACAATTTAGAGGAACTGCAATGAATAAAAGCCTTTGTATGATACCTGAACGATTTGCAATAGAAATGATTGATAGAGGCTGGTGTTTGCGTAATCAAATTATCTGGCACAAACCAAACCAAATGCCATCAAGTGCAAAGGATAGGTTTACGGTTGATTTTGAAAAGGTATTTTTCTTTGTGAAGCAACCTACTGACTATTACTTTGAGCAACAACTTGAACCATATTCCGAAAATTCAGATATGGAATACAGAACATCATTAAGGGTAGGGAAGTTTTATAGGGCTGGTAACGAAAACCCTTATAAAAAAAACACTCCATTAGCAGGTGATAGAGAAGCCAAATTTAACTCTGATGGCAGAAATATGAGAACAGTATGGAGTATTAACACAGAGCCAAGCACCGAAGCACATTTTGCAACTTATCCGCAAAGATTAGTAGAACGAATGTTAAAAGCTGGATGCCCTGAAAATGGAATTGTTTTGGACCCGTTCTTTGGAAGTGGAACAACTGGAGTTTATGCAAGAAAGGTAAACCGAAACTTTGTAGGAATAGAACTTAATCCCGAATATGTGAAGATTGCAGAAAATAGATTGTTGAAAGAAATCGGAATGTTCTTATGATTTTATTTAAAAAATGTGCGGTGGCTTTTTTCTTTTTGTTTTTCCTTCACAGAACTTCAATTGGAAACGGTCAGCAAGGCATTTCATATAACTCATATATTCACGCAATTAATTTCGCCTATTTAATTATAGAGAAAAATTAAAATCAAAATAATGACAATAATAGACAATTTAGTTAGAACAATTAAGGCCTCTGGTAAAGACACTTTTAGCCAAAATGAAATTTTAGAAATACTTATTCCGCAGGAAAGATTAGCATTAACAGAAGGAAATATTACTATAGATCCAAAAACATATACCATAATTGTTGATGGGAAATCGCAAAAAGTAGCAAGAAAAATATTTGAATTAAGTTATTATTTTCTTGAAAATAAGAATATAGCTATTAAAAAAAGCAAAATCCTTTACGATGTTTGGGGAAATAATGTAATCGTGGACCACAGAACAGTAGATGTGCATGTTCGGGCAATTAGAAAAATATTAGGAAATGGCATTAAAACCTTTAAGGGCAATGGGTACGGATGGATGGATAATTAGTAAAAAATAAAAATCAAATGAATAAAACAGCAATTGAAATGGCTATTGATGATCTGAATGGTTATCTTAATTTTAAGAAAACTATTGACATTAAATTTGTCAACGCGTTATTAAGCTCATATATGCTTAAAGAAAAAGAGCAAATGATTGATTGTGTTGCTTATGGAAACACTTTTGCGGCATATAAAACAAATATTGATGAAATAGGAGAAACCTATTATAAACACACATTTAAAAAAATAAATTATGAAAACGTTTAAATGGTACAGAAGGCTACTTGGCGGAGTTTGGTATCTTAATTTAATATCCATTGGCGGTTTTTATTTTTTTATTTGGAGCAGAAAGAAAAAATACAACAAGTTAGGCGATTCTCTTGCTATTAAAAAAGTAACATACATTAAAACAAATAAAACATGAAAAAAACAATTCTATTATTATTGGTAATTGCAGCGCTTACATCCTGCAAAAAAGAAAAGGGATGGGTGTAGTGGTGGGCGTAGGGGATATAAATTGCTCCGGCACAAGTTGCACTTATACCCTTCCGGTGCATTTTGATGATGGACACTGGGCAAATGTATCAGTAGATGAATACACATGGATTCACACGCTTGAGGGAGAAAGAATTTGCTTCTAATTATTAATCACCACAAAAACAAAATTATGAAAAAATTATCATTCGTTTTATTATTTAGCTTAATTACATTTTTTGGATTTTCACAAGAATTTTATGGAGTTGAGATAGGGGGAACTAGGCAACAGTTGGTTTCTAAATATGTTGCCAAAGGCTTTGTAATTGATGGCAACCCAACCGATATTGGGACATTTTTAAAGGGCATGGTTAATGGAAGAAAATTAGAACTTGTGGTAATAAATACCCCTATTTCTAAATTAGTGTGGAAAGTAACCGTTTATTTTCCAGAAGAAAATAGATGGTACAGTTTAAAGGATTCTTATTTAAATTGCTTAGACGTTTTGAAAGAAAAATACGGAAAACCGAACGTAAGCTATTCTAGCTTTTATTCCCCATATTATGAAGGGGATGGGTATGAAATGTCTGCTGTATCCTTAGATAAATCAAATTTTTGTGCTTTTTGGGGAAACATGTCCGTTCAAATTAGCAAATTTAAACAAGTCGCTGTTATATATCAAAATAATGAAAACGCTGACATTTTTGAATTAGAAAACAAAAAAATAAACTCGCAAATATATTAAAATAGTAAATTTTATTTTTAGTGTCAAAGCGATTTTTAAATAAAACCCATAATGAGAAAAAAAGAAACATTTTCAGATAATACATTTTCATTGGCAAAGGGATTGCACCATATAAATATGGCTAAAATGTATTTTGAGGATATTAAAATAGATTCAATGCAATCAGTTAAGGCTCTTTTTAATCAGTATATCCAAAAGTGCGATTGGATATTGACGACAATGAAAGGAAAATTAAATGCAGAAAACAAAATTGCTCTTGAAAATGAGCTATTGGATTCTATTTCATTTGAAGCTATTAGCGATAAGCTAATACGCCTTGATTCATCGCAAAGGGCGTTTCTTGAAAACATTATAGATGCAATGATTAAAGGGGAACAAATAAATATAATTGATAAATAAAAAACAAATGTTCTCTTTTGGAAAATACCCAAAAACAAAATACCAACTTTTTATTAATAAAATTCTTTCGTATTCTTTTGTTACTACAATAAGAAACGAAGATGATAGCGTAAGGGCTTTAAAGGAAATAGCAATGCGATCCGTAGGGAAATACACGAGATCGTATCAAATAACTAAAACAGTTGACGAAAAGACAACAATCCTTTTGAAAGGATCAATAAAGGGATTATAACTACCCAGTAAAACAAAAGAAAGCTAAATAAAACTATTGAGTATATGGCTATTTTTATTTTATCTTCCATGTTAATTATACAATTCTATTAATGATTAAAAAAAATAAAGCAATAGAAAAAATAATCATTAATATGATTGCAAATCGGCTTGCTTTTATTCTTTCTTCATCTTCTGGACAATCGTTCATAATTTAATTATTAGTTATTAAACTTGGTTTCTATTATTTTTAATTTAGCCCTAATGCTTATTAGCATTTCTTTTAGCTCCTGCCTAGACCATTTGTTTGGCACTCTTGCTTCTTCCAAAAGAGCGTCAACCATTCCGGGCGTTTCTTCTTCTAATTTCTTAGAAAATAACTCTTGTTTTCCGTATTCAAATTGATTACACTTCTTACACTGGGGGCGTAAATTCCTTAAATCCCACCTTAATGCCATTGCACTTCTCGGAATATAATGGCCGCAGTCAACTTTTTTCCAATCTCCACGCCACCCACAAGTATAACACTCAACTATACCAGACGATAAGGCGTACTTTTTTCTAACTAACTGGCTTGTTGCAATATCAAGGTCTGATATTAAATAAGACCGTTCTGCATCGGCTACGCTATCGGTTTCTTTTTGAAATTTATGAATTTTTCTTGACAATGCAGATGTTTTTGACTTAGAAATTTGCGCCATTGCCTTTTGGGATGCCCTACATTTTAGGCAAAATAGCGCTTTGCCAACCTTAATACATTCGGTATTTATGGCATCGCATTCACTACAATTTCCAAATTTTGTCCTTTGTATCATATTTCCGTATCGTTTTCAATGTGTTCTGTTGGCATTATAATAACATTGTCAAAAATGCCGCGAGCAATCGCCACCTTAATTAAACTTGTGCCTTTTTCATATAAATCATCATCGTTCATGCAAGCATGAGTAAGTTCGCCAATAAACATAACCCTTTCCGCAGCGGTTAAATCTGAAAATTTCTTACAAATCATAATCTAATTTTTATAAGTTAAAAAGTAAAGTCAGCTCCATTAGAGTTTATTTTCTTCCATTCAGAAGAATTGCCTTCTGTCTTGGCACTTATCTCTTTTTGTACAAACTCGTTTTTTAAGTGCCATGAATTTACTGCATCTACCGGATTCCCTCCTTCCTCAAGTCTTTCTAAAAACCCACATCCGCTTCTATACATTTCAAACTTTACTGGTGTATCTAAAGAGGTCGGCCTGCCGCCAGTTTCGGTATCTTTTATTTTCCTTACATGGACCTCGGTTATCATCCAGTCGGTTGGATGCTGGGTAATACGATGTATAGTTAAAAAATCATCAGTCTTATTTGCAACCTTTTGCCCACCTTCTGTGTCTGCCTTGTTTGGGGCGGCTTGGTATTTTTTATCTCCATCCTTAGTTCTAGCAGCAGCGGTTACTGCGTGATGGTTTACAAACCAACCAAAATTATTCTTCTGCCCAAACGCCTTTATTTCACTTAGCGCTTCATAGTGATATTCATGTGTGCTTAATTTGCTAAATCCGCTTAAATCTATTTTTAAAGAGTTGTATGGATCAATCATTCCATAATTATACTTCTTAACTTTAAGCGTTTTTTTAACCATGTTTATAATATCCTTATAATTGTATAAATCTTCCTGCGCCTTAATCAATGAAAAATGATCCTCAACAAACCTCTTTGCTATCTGATATTCAGTTTCATTCATAGCAAACTTTCCGGTTAATGGCTTGCCCCAATAAAATTGTATCATCTTTCTCATAAAAGCCCCAAGGGTATTTTCACTTGAAAAAATAATACCTTTCCAGCCATGATACATAGCCGCAAGTAAACATAGATACCAAGTAAAAACAGATTTACCGGTATTATCTATACCATTGGTCATTACCAAGTTCCCTTCCTTAAATAAAAAATGCTCGTCCAAGGAAGGGCATCCTGTAGTTAACCCCATTTTTAAAGTCCCATCTCTAACTGATTGCAGGTAATCATCGTAATCTTCTGGTTTTGCTAAAAAAGAATAATCATTATCTTCCACATCCACGCGAGATGTAATTACCCTTGTGCTTGGTTGTTCTTTTTTAACTTCTTCTCTATCCCCATATCCCATTTCGTAAAGCTTCTTGCTAGCTAAAGAAAAATCTTTATTGCACTCAAGAACAGCAAATACCGCGTATGGCATATACGCTTTCTCCGGCTCAAATTCACTACTGGTCGTAAATACACTAAACCACTTTTTAGCTTCATCGTAATTGCCAGAGCTTTGCGAAGATGCCTGTCCTGGCCTTAAAAAAATAACCTTATTTCCATGTCTTTTTATAAACTTCCAGCCATTGGATTGCAATAACCCTACAACATCTCCTCTGTTATTGTAATCCTCAAATGGAGATAATCCTTTTAATTTTTTAGGAGCTTTAAAAGCCGGAACGTATTCCTCTACAGTTTCATTAAATTGCCTAGCTATTCCAATAAGAGTATCTCTTTCTTCTGGTGTTATTTCTGTTATGCTATATAGATCGCCATAAATAAACTCATATCCAAGCGATGGATAACATACTATCTGTCCACCCAGCCCCCTGGTTTCTATCAAAACCCTAACTTTGTCGTTCATCTTTGATTTCTGAGCTATTTTTTTAGCTTCAGAATCATCCTTCCCTTTTAGTACCTCCGCCTCGTATGTTTTTTGAAAAGTATCTTGTCTCTCATCCTCTGTAGTTGACCTATTAGCAAGCTTTGCATTTCCGCCAATGGTGGAGCTTCTATAAATAAAATGGTATCCGCCATTTTTTGTTTTCTGAACTACAATCTTACTTAAAAGTTCATTATCAATTTCGTGAATCAATCTTTTATAATTATCAAAAAGCTTCCCATCTAAACTATATTTTTGATCAATATCAATAACCTCTACATTACCGGATGGCTTTCCGCAAACCAATCCAACCGCAATACAATTGCTTAAATCATATTTTTGCGTAGAGTTTTGCCAATCTTTTACAAGCGGCTGTTTCATTGCATTTACCGGAATAAATTGCAATCCTTCTATTTCGTGTAATTCTTCACAATTCATAGCCATCTATTTTATTTTTAATTTTACTTTCAAAAATTTTACGAATCTCAGAATATGCAAAAAGTACCTTTGCGATATAATCAACATTTAAACAAACTCCGCTAAAATAAATTGGATCTCTTGTGTTAGAATTTAATCTGAAGGCTAATATAATTTCCTCGGCTGTATATCCTCCATACCCAAAATTTAAAATATATCTTTCTATTTCATCCGCAATATACCTGGCAAAAAATTCTGTATTGGGCAAAGCGCATCCGCATATACTTGCGATTCTAAGCACTATTTCATCCATCAGCACCTCTCTATCCTCCAAACAGATATCCTCAAAGGAAGGGGCGTTTGCTCTTGCGTCAGCTACCATCCTCTCTGCCTGCGTTAGCTTGATTCCTTCTAAAACTTCGGTTAGCAAATAATTCCTCCCCTTGTGCTTTAAAATTTCCGCTGAATTTTTCATGGCTTTCTTTTTTTAGTTTAACAATATCCTTATCCTTATCCTTACTTTTATCCTTAATGATTAAGTAATCATTACCAAATGATTTTGGAATCATTGATATAAGATTGTGTTTTTCTAACTCTTTAATTACTGAAATTATAACCGGCCTGTTGCTATTCAATGAAGTATATTGAAACTTTAAAAACTTAGGAATAAACCAATTATTATCCTTGCAAATAACCCTTCCATCCATTGATTCTATTAAATCCTGCTCGGTTATTACCGTATTGCACATTAAATTAAGAAGCCTTATACTTCTTTTGCATATTCCGGCATGATTACAATTATCCAGTAACCATTGCCAAATGGTTTTATAATCATTACTTAATGATATATACCAATCGTCATTCCACTTTTCAGTGTCGGTAAGCCTTTTAGCCATTATAATTCAAATTTATAATTTAACCTTTCTTCTATTTTTTGCAAATCTTCTTGGGTAAACTCGTTTAACCCATTCATCTTCTTAGACAAATCTCCTTCCGGAATTCTTATCTCAAAAGATAACCACCGCTGTGTACGACCATCTAGCGCTATGGTAACCTGCTCCGGTACTGTTACTTTAATTTTTTCCATTTTTAATTTTTTGATATTTAGCAAATATATAAACTTTATTCAAGAAAACAAATAAAATATTTTTTTAAATAAATTTGGTAAATTAAAAAAACTATTTTATTTTTACATTGTAATTAAATTATTAACCATAAAAATTAAAATCATGAAAAATTTAAAAATTGCATTATGCTTTTTGTTTGCAACGATAGTTTCAAGCAATGTGTTTTCTCAAGATTTTGAAATTAAATCAACTTGTTATGCTATTGGTATTTATGATGAGACAGCAGACGGGTATCGTATGAAACCTAAATATATTGACTATATAACAATCGTTTTTACAAAAGACAAGATCAGTATGAATGATGTCTTTAATTCTTCTTTTGAAATACAAAAAATCACCACAAGTAAGACAGATAATAAAACATTTAATATTTATGATTGTAAAGATAACAAAGGTTTATTATGCTCTATTATAGTCGGCGAAGAAGAAGATGATCATACTAAAATGTGTTTAGTATATTCTAATTTGGCTTATTTTTATTACACAAAAAACTAAACAATGAATCTTCCAGAAACATCTCACGAAGCTTACAAAATGATGAATAAAGAATTGCTTTCAGATCATCATAAGAAAATAATAAATGCTTTAAAAGTATTAAGAATAGCTACAGCTGAAGAAATAGCTATTTTTTTAAATTGGGACGATAAAAACAGGGCATCAAGAAGAATGTCTGAACTTGAAAGGGATCAGATAATTTACAAGCCAGGCGAAAAAAGAAAAACAAAATATGGAAGAAATGCTTTTGTTTATACTTTAGTTAATAAAAATCCGATTCCATTATCTTTATTTTAGATGAAAAAAAAGAAAAACGAAATCGTTTTTGAAAGTAATGTAGTAAATAATTTTGCCAGGATTTATATACACCAAAGAAATTGGAAGTTATTAATGCCAATACCGTATTCGTGGAAAATTGACATAAAAAAAATAAACGAATTAAAAAAGTAAAAGTTATTTTTATGTAATGGAATTAATGGTATCTGGATGTAAAGATTGTCCGCTTTGTAATATAGATTTTGGAATAAGTTATTTTTGTAATTATCCAAATTATGATGAAGAAGCGCTTATGATAGATATAGATGAAAACGAAGATCCAATAACGCCAGAGAAATGTCCACTTAATACTTACCCAATTATAATAAAAAACAAAGAATGGCAAAAGCTTGAAATGTTTTGGAATAAAAGAAATTAAAAAACCCACCTAATGGGTGGGTTCTTAATTTTATTAGCGCCTAATTAAAGGGCAATAATTTCCGCAACAGTCTTAACGCTGTAATAAACAGGTTGGATTGGAGAAGGCGCGGTTGGTAATAATTGGATTTGAGATTTACAAGTAACACCAGAGTAAGCTACATTTGGTGATAAATCTCGTAAAACAACCTGCGTTGGAGAGAATCCCATAGATACTCCCATTGCATTTTTCCAATCATTTTGATTTGCTCCGTAAATTGATACGGCAAACATTGCTTGTGCCATTTTTCTTTTTTTAGAATGAATGAATGATTTTAACTTGGTGAAATTAAATGTTTTTTGTAATAAAAATAAAATATGGGGAAAAATATATTAATAAAACACAGTTATAATGCCGGGGATTTGATTGTCTTAATGTCTGGGCTGCAAGAATTATATAAAAAACACAACAAAAAAGTAATAATTTACCAAGTTTTAGATTTTCCTGCATTTTATTATAATGGCGCTATTAGTCCAATAATTAATAATGATGGGCAGCAAGTTTGTATGAATGAGGAGATGTATAAAAGGTTAAAACCATTAATTGAATATCAAGATTACATTGAATCTTTTGAAATTTATAAAGGAGAAAAAGTAGATTTTGATGTTGATTTAACGAGAGACAGTAGAATGATTCCTATGCCTGCTGGATTAATACACCATTATGCTTTTTCTGTTTTCCCAGAAATGAGCTGCGATCTATCTGTAAAATGGATAAAAACACCAGATTACAATACCAATCCAATTGAAAAAATAATCATAAACAGAACACAGAGATACACTAACGCATATATTGATTATTATTTCTTAAAAGACATTCAAGACAAATTTGTTTTTTTGGGAGCTAAATCCGAGCTTGAAGCAATCAATAAGCAGTTTAATTTAAGCTTACAGTATTTAGATAGCATTGATTTTTTGCATTTGGCAACAATGATGAAATCTTATACAGGCGGAATATACAATCAAAGTTTTTTGTGGCATTTGGCTGATGCGATGAAGCTGCCGAGAATACTTGAATTATGCAATCAGTTTCCTAATACATTCCCTACCGGAGCTAATGGGTACGCTTTTTACAATCAAAAAGCACTTGAATATTATACAAACACAATGTTAAAAAATGATACACGAATTTAATTACCCAGTGCCATGCACTACTCCTTTGGGGGATGGATATATTTGGTATGTAAAACCAAACGGTTTTTTAGAAAATGACGAAGTAACAGTAATTCTGTGTGATGGCGGAAATATAAAACATTTTACAACCGACCAAATTAAAATATGGCACAACGGAACGTATAAAATAAAAAAAATAAAAAATGATAAGCATTAAAAACGTAGAGCTTTGTTTAATTGATTGTTATAATTATGGGGCAGCAGCTGCTTCTTTGCAAAAAAGCATGAAGCAATGCAAGTTTGGCAAAGTAAAGTTTTTTACCGATATAGATATAGATATAGAGGGGGTAGAGGTAATACAAATAGATTCATTAAAATCTAAGGATGATTATTCTAACTTTGTAATTAAAGAACTATATAAGCATATAGAATTAGATTATGTTCTTATAACCCAGCATGATGCTTGGGTATTAGACGCAGGCGCTTGGAGTGAAGAATTTTTAAATTATGATTACATAGGAAGCCCTTGGTTATATACAGATGGGCGAAATGTTGGGAATGGAGGATTTTCTTTGCGATCAAAATTATTGCAAAATATTTTAGGGCATGATTTAGAAATAGAAATAACATCTCCGGAAGATGAAATTATTGGCAGATTATACAGAACCTATTTAGAGAAAAAATACGGAATGAAATTTCCATCAGATAGCGTGGCTGATACTTTTTCTTTTGAGTTGCGAGAGCCAAAAAACAATACGTTTGGATTTCATTCTTATTTCCATAAACCATATAACCCCACAGTTATAATTAAAAGGACAGCCGCCTTAGGGGACGTATTGCTTACCGAACCGGTAGCTAAATATTATTTTAATAAGGGGTATAATGTGGTATTAGATATACCGAGCGATATGTACGAAATGTTTAGTAATCATTATTTCCCAATTAAGCATATATCACAATTTGATTTTGGAAGAATTACGCCAAAAAAAATAGTCAACCTAGATTTAGCTTATGAAGCAAAGCCTAAGCAAAACAGATTGAAAAGTTATTTTGAGTTTTCCGGTATAAAAGATTATGAACTTACGCGCCCAATTTTGTTTCCTTTGGTGGATGAAAAGACAAAGCTTTTTAAAAAATATGCAGTTATTCATATAGATCAAAAAAACATACCACACAGAAATATATATGGAGTAAATTGGAAGGCAATTAAAAAGCATTTGGAAGCTTATGGATATGTTGTTATCCAAATAGGAAAAGAGTTTCATGAATCAATAGGAATTGAAATGAATACACCTTCAATTGGTTTTCTTAAATTTGTAATTGCTGGATGCGATTTATTTTTAGGCATTGATAGTGGGCCATTAAATATTGCTATGGCTTATAATAAACCATGTGTTGGTTTTTTTGGAAGCGTAAATCCGGAATATGTTTATCCGAATACAAAAGGATTAGAAGTTATTCAACAACCATGCATATATCAGCATTGCTATCATTCTGAATTTTCTGTAACGGGGGTTTCGTGTGTATTTAACGCTGATGTACCCCCCTGTTGCATAGCAGAAACAGAGCAAGTGATAGATGCAATTAATAATTTGCACATAAATATAAATAAGGAAAATGGCAGTAGAATCGCATAAGATACTTGAAAAAATAAATAAATATTTAAACGGAAGTGTTATTGAAATTGGATGCGGAGATGCAACAATTATAGATGGCGCTTTTGGAATTGATGGAAGAAGCTTTCCATGTGTAAATTACTTAACAAGCAATTTATATGATTTACCAAAGCAAATTCCAGATAAAATAAATTCGTTTGATTGTTGTTTTAGTTCTCATGTTTTAGAGCATTTGCCAGATGCCTATAAGGCAATAGACGAATGGTCAATGTTTTTAAAGCAAAACGGATACCTTATACTTTATTTGCCAGATGGAGAACATTATGACAATTACGAAAATAGAGAACACTTTCACGATACCACGCATAAGCAATTTGTCTTTTGGTTTAAAAGGGCGTTTTGTGGAGAAGCGTTGAATTTTAAAGGAGAGCAATATCAACAACCAAAATTTAATTTAATAGAAAGCGGGCTAGACATTGGAGATAATAGATATTCTTTTTATTTAGTTGCGCAAAAAATATAAACAATGAGCAATACGTTAGGCGGCAGCATTTTTGTAAGAAACGGAGTAAAATATGATTATTGTTTTAAGGAAAGCATTTTATCGTTACTTGAATTTTGCGATAAAGTAAGCTGTGTGGTTGTTGAAGGTGAAGATGAGACAGAAGAAATAGTTAGGCAACTTGAGTCCGAAAACAAAAGATTAATGGTAACTTATTTGCCAAAATCAGAATGGGAAAACCAGCAAGGCAAAGCCCAAAGCAAGCTTTGTTATTTTACAGACATAGCCATTTCTAAGCTAGATACCGACTATAATTTTTATCAACAAGCGGATGAAATAATGCACGAAAAATGCTATAGCAAAATAAGGGAGGTAATTAAAACGGCAGAACCTGCGTATTTTTGCAGCAGAATTAATTTATGGAAAAGCCCTTATTTGCAATTAGATGTTCCGCAAAACAGGAAGCCATGCTCATCTGAAATAATAAGGTTAGCTAAAACGGAATATAGGTCTTATGGGGATGCAGAAAGTTTAGCTGTGCCTACTGCTGATTATTCTTGCGTTAATGATATTCGTATGTATCACATGGGTTTTGTTAGAAAAAGAGAGGTAATGAAGGCAAAAGTTATAAACATGCAAGAGGGCGTTTTTGAAATGGCAAATCATGATATTAAATTAGATGGCAGTGATATTTTTCAACCAGAGCTGTGGTTTGATGATAATGATTTGAAATTAATAGATGAGCCATTGCCATTGCTTATCCAAGATTGGGCAAAAAAAAGAATTTATAAATAAACACAAAAACATGAACAAAAAACATTTTGTATTAATTGAAGATCAAAAAGTCAGTAAAAAAGATATTGAACTTATTGAAAAAGAAAGACAAGCTAAATTAAAAGCTCATTCAAAAAGGATATTAGCCCTAAATAAAGAAAAGCTAAAAAAGCCGGTTTACATAAAGCATCCAGAAGGTAGGGTAGTAATATCAATAGACTTAGAAGCGAAAAATTCTCATACATTTAGCAGTGGAGAAAAGATATATATTGGCAGGCAGTTTAATAACCTTAACCGCAGGGAAACAGAACCAGTTAATGCTTATGTGATATCTGCTAGCGATATACCTTACGGATCGGAAATATTAATACATCCAAATGCGATAAACGATTCCAATAAAATATTTAATTTTAACGAAAACATCTCCGATGTTAAATATTATTCTATACCAGAAAATCAATGTTACTTTTGGAAAACAGCAGACGATTGGCAGCCATTGAAGGGATTTGTAACTGGGCTGCGCGTGTTTGAAGAATACAGGGGGGCGCTAGTTGGTGTAAATCATACGCAAATAAAAAATGTTTTGTATATTACATCCGGCCATCTAAGAGGAAAAGTAGTACACACTCTTAAAGCTTGTGATTACGAAATGATATTTATGGGTAGCAACGGAGTAGAGCAAAGGGTTATACGGTGCAGGCATTTTGAAAATGAAATAAATGAAAGAGAGGAAATAATAGCCGTTGATGAATATTTGACCAAAAGAATAGTTGGGGAAGATTTATTGGTTGGGATTTCTTCTTCTGATGCAAAAAGTATTATTTTTACATTATAAACAATTTAAAATTAAATAAATGTCAAAAGCAAAAAGGACAATAGTAGATGCTAAGCAATCTAAATTACAACCGATTCCAAATTCTGGAAAAGACATCTCAACAAACAGTACAAAAACAAGTGTAGAACCAAGACCCGTACCGCCAGGAGAAGATTTATCTGGCTATTGGGGAAGAAGCGCTGGGGACACAGTGGAAGGGAAGCACGCTCAATTAAGAGCGCTGGGATTTAATGACAGAAATTCATTTATGAATCAATCTGTTGCTGAACCATTAAACGAATCGGCGTTTTCAAAACAGGCAGCAGAGAAAAAAAAGGGAAGTCCATTAAATGTAGAAGCATCAACCGGATGGTCGGAATCTGCAAAGCTTCAGACTTTGTCAATGCTTGACGATATGTATAGATCAGCAGATAAGATGGGATACAAGACTGCGGATCAATTTAGAACAGCATACGAAAACCTAAAAAATTCTAGCCCAAGAACAAAAGCGCTAAGCACCGATCCAAAATGGATTGCTGCAACACAAAGCGGAGGCGCGGATTTGAAAAACGTAGCAGCTGAACACTTTGCCAGATTAGTTAGAGGGAGAGACGAGGAACGTGCTAAAGCAGCTCCAGCAGCAGCTCCAGCAGCAGCTCCAGCAGCAGCTTCGGCAACGCCAGCGTCAAAAGTAATGCTAAAGGTTAATAAAGCTTAGATAGTAGCAAATATGATTCAAAATATAGACGACCTCAATAAGAGGTTGGACCTTTATGAACAAAACGGTCCAGCCAAACTATACTATTCCCTTAATAGAAAAGCCAATGAAATGGCTGATTTATTAAATAGCAAAAGCTTAAACAGCTTAGATTTGGGAGATCCAAAAGATAAAACATTTGAAAGAATGAAAATCATTTGGAATGACGCATCAAGCATTACAACAGCTATAACTGGGTTGGCGATGGCAATAGGCATTACTGGAGATGAGGATAAGGACGTTAAGAGGAATCAGATAATTACCACCCCGGAAAGCATAGCGAATCAATTAGGAGACAATAAAGCACAAGATGTATAATTTAATAGAAGGGTGTACTCCCATAGACATTCAAGGATTAGTATGTAACATACCCAAAGAAGGGTATGTTTTTAATTTAGCGACTAAAAAAACTGAATACAGGGGCATTCATAAAAGATCAAGTGATCCCAAGGAGCAATATTGGGAAAGGACACCGTTGCCCGGATGGTACAAGGATGTTATAAAAAAAGAGGACGCGTATGAGAAAAAAAGAAAAGAAGATGATGCCGCTTTTTATGACGATCAATTAGAAAAATATAAGCAACAAGAATGGGATAGAAGGTTGAATGGTTTTTGGTTTATGAACAATGGAAAACCAACGTACATAACCGGATCTCATTACATGTACATGCAATGGTTTCAGATTGACATTGGGTATCCAAGATTTCGTCAGCCAGATTTAGAATATTTTTATTTTTTAAAGTATGTGGAGGAAGATCCAGATTGTATGGGAATGTTGGAGATTACAAAGCGCCGATTTGGTAAAACATACCGAGGCGGATTGTTTTTGTATGATTATATAACCAGAACAAGAATGACAAACGGGGGTATCCAGTCTAAGACAGGCGCGGATGCTAAAAAAGTTTTTGCAAAAGCGGTAATATCTCCATTTAAAAAACTGCCTAGATTTTTTAGACCGGAATACGATATGAGCTTAGGGGTTACTCCTAAATCGGAAATTAGATTCCAGCAAACAAACGTAAGGGGGAAGAAGGCAGAAGATAATATAGATAAAGAGGAGCTTGGCTCAATGATTGATTTTCAAAGTGCCGACACCATTGCTTATGATGGACAAAAGATACACAGATATTTTTCTGATGAGTGGGCGAAAACAACAGAGGTAAATATATATGATAGGCACGAGGTTATTCGTTATTGCCTATTAGATGATGAAGGCAAAATTATTGGAAAGGCGCTATATAGTAGTACGGTTGAGAAGCTTGATACCGAGCGAGATGGAATTCAAGATTCCGCAAAAAGCCTTTGGAATGATAGCGACCAGTTAAATAGACAAGCAAACGGAAGAACTGCAAGTGGGTTATATAGATTTTTCATGACCGCAGACAGGGCAAAGAATTTTGATTTGCATGGATTTCCAGACGTAGAAAAAACGATAAAAGAAATACTTGCAGATAGGGACACAGTCAAGCACAATACGAGGTCGCTATCTAAAAGGATTAAAAAAGAAGCCCGGACAATTGAAGAAGCATTTAGTGATGATGGGGATGATTGCATTTTTAACTCTCAAAATATAAATGCGCAATTAGCATATCTTAGGCAGACACCAGTTTCAAGATTTAGACACCTTCATTTTTATAGAGACATAGATACGCAGAAAGTTAAATGGAGAGATGTTGATCCAAACAAAACAGATTTGTACTGGAAGGTTATTGTCCTTCCGCCTAATGGAGAAGATAATAAATATAAAATGGTAGCCAATGTGAGGCAGCCAACAAGGGCGGGGATTGGGGTTATCGGCGTAGATGGATATTCAAATACACAGGGCGGAAAAGAGTATGGATCAAAGCTTTCTGGATGGTATTTTATAAAGTACGATATAACAGATCCAGAAAATACAGGCGTTTTTGGTGGACATATTTATGGCAGACCAAATGAAAAAGACGATATGTATAACCAAATATTGCTTTGTTCAGAATATATGAGCTTCCCAACTTATTTTGAATTTGTATCAGATGATTATTATACTTATTTTAAAAACAGGGGAAGGGTTGGTTATTTAGGGAGATTTCCTAAAAACTCAATAGATCCAATAAGACTTAAAAAAGACAAAGTAGATAGGCATTTTGGATTCCCAACAACCGAATTTGCTTTGACAAAACAAAACGATATAATGACAACGTATATTGAGCATCACTGCGAAAAAATATATTATGAGGAGTTGCTTGAGGATCTTTTAAAATTTCGGCCATACAAAAGAACGCCATCGGATAGAACGGTAAGCGCGATGATCACACTTGTTTCCGGATTAGAGCCAATTCCTGTTCATCAAACACCCCGAACGCCATTGATAAAAGTATTTCAAAATAGTAAATCTATAATAATGTAGATAAACAAATAATGAAAAAAATATTTTTTTATAAAAAAAATGATATATTTGGCGAAGAATATTTTAAAGTTTAACTCCAATGAAAATCGTGCATTGTGAAAACAAATAAAATTAAAAAATAAAAACCATTACTTGCATTAGCAATTAATGGCTTTTTTTATTATGGAAAATACTGGAACGATATTAAAAGAATTTCAACTGAACGATCTTTCTATAAAGGAAAAATCGGACAAAGCATATGGATTAAAAGTTTCTCAATATATTGATTCTACTATAGGTGGAGGGATTAGTTCATATTATTGGACGAGAAATAATAGATATAAACTAAACAGAAATTCTGCCAATGGAAGAATTAATATGGGCAAGTTTCAAGACCTTCTTGATTTCAATGGCAAGGTAAATTATGCCAACATAAATTGGCAATCAATAAGAATAGTTAACAGAATAATATCCGGATTGGTAGGTCGCTGGATGCAACGTAATGAAAAAATCCAAGTCCAAGCAGTTGATAATTTATCCCAAAAAGAAAAGTTAGACGAATACAAGGAGCTTGAATTTTTAATATCCAACAGGGCTTATCTTAAAAGTCTTGAAGAAGCGTCTGGATTAAAGGTAGCTCCAGATAAGGAAATTCCCGAAACTAAAGATGATCTTAATTTGTGGGTTACGCAATTCCAAAGATTACCAGAAGAAATACTATACGAATTGGCTTGTAATGATATTTTACAAGCTGGCGGCTGGTTTGATGTTTTAAAAGAGAAAATGCTTCACGATAGCGCCGAAGTAGGATTTGTAGGCACTTACACTTGGATGGATGAGCAGGGAATTATTCATGTTGATTACGTTAAGCCGGAAAATGCTATTTATTCTTATAGCGAATACCCGGACTTAAGAGATACATCTTGGAGAGGACAGGTTAAGTCAATGAAAATTAGTGAGCTTCGCAGAAAGTATGGCAAAGAATTTGGCGGCAGTTTAACCGAACAGGAGTTATGGGATATTGCTGCTTCAGCAAAAGATTTTCAATACAATGATAAATTAAGATGGGATGTCAATTGGAATATTACATTTTTCAGACCTTATGATGAATGGAATGTGGACGTTCTTGATTTTGAAATAAAAACAATAGATACCGATTCTTATACTGCCATTACTACAAAGAAAAACAAAAGCACCTTATTAAAAAAGGGTAGAGATGAGAAGCAATCAGAAAACGAGGAAGTTATAGACGATACTAAGTGGAATATATATAGGGGCGTAATGGTCCGAGTAAAACAAATAATGTTAGAGTGGGGACTTAAAAGAAACATGGTTCGCCCGCAAGATCCAAAGGAATCTGGAAACGCAGAGTTTTCGTATTCTTTCTACATGTATCAAAATTACACTCTTACCAACCTTGCTATCCCAGAAAAAATTGAAGAACCGGCAGATCAAATGATTTTAGCCCGTTTAAAAATGCAACAATTAGTTGCAAAAATGAGACCAACAGGGGCTTTGATTAATTGGGATGCCCTTCAATCTATTGATTATGGATTAGGAGACACAAACAAAACAATAGACGTAATGAAGCTATACGACCAAACGGGTACGCTTTATTATAGAGGTAAAGATGATGAAGGGAATCAAATACCAGTTCCTATTACGGAGCTTGCGAATGCAGGGTTTTTACCGCAAATGCAAGGTCTTATTCAGCTTTATAATTTTCATTATTCAGTTCTTAAAGATGAATTGGGCGAAGATCCAAATCTTGCCAACCAAGCGCTACAACCAAGAGTTACAACAGGCAATATTGATACCGCGCAACAGGTAGCTGCAAATGCAACCGACTATATGTATAATGCTTATGTTGAGTGCATGAAGCAAACGGCTAGGAAGATTTCGTGCCTTTTAAATAAATCAGTAACATTCGGCGCACAGGCATATAGGCATATCTTGGAGGACGCAGATGTTAAAACAAGGATATTTAATACAGACGTTAGGTTATTGCCAACTGGTCAAGAGATAATGATGCTTGATCAAAAAATGAATCAAGCAATTGCATCAAATCCGCAATTTGCTATGTTCGTTGACACCTTTAAAATAATAAGAATTGCAAAAGAAGATGTCAAGTTAGCTGAAGAATATTACAGGATTTCCATGAAAAAAATGATGGAAAGTCAACAGCAACAAGCAATGCAAAATCAGCAAATGACAATACAAGGTCAAATGCAATCCGCTCAATTAGCCGAAGAAGAAAGAAGGAAATCGTTGGAAATGGAGCTTGCCATTAAAAAACAAATAAGCGATGCCGAAACAACCAACGAGTTAAAGAAGTCAATGGTAGCCGGATTGTTTGGAATTTATCAAAAGGGGCTACCAGTTCCAAGTGAATTAAAAGCGCTTGAAACTGAAATTTTACAAAATATTGCATTACCATTGTTTGCGGAAAATATAGCAAATGAAGGAGCTATGATTCAGCAAGCGCAACAAATGCAAGGGCAACAACAAGAAGAAGGGGCGCAACAAGAAGCGCAACAATCTCCTGCACAAGAACAGGCAGAGCCAGAAGTACAAGAAGATGAAATGGAGCAACAAATGCAACAACAAGCAATGTAAAAATTAATTTTATGCCAGATAAAGAAAAATCAGAAGATAAGAAACCAAAAATAAAAGGATTTGGGCAGGGCTTTGCTGGAGGATATTTAGTTGGCGCAAATTCAGAAATGCCTGTTGCTAAAAATACCAAATTGACTTTAGGGTATAGCAAGATGGTTGGAAATGAAACGCCGAATGGAGATAAATCAATAAATTTGTCTAAGGAAACAAAAAAGGGCGGAGAAGTTTCTTTGGGTTATTCTTCAAATAAAGAAGCAAGCGCATCTTATACTACACCGAAAGGGAATAGCTTTTCGGCAAAATATAGCCCAATGGGCGGCGCATTAGTTTCGGCAAGAATTAATTTAGGGAAAAGAAAAAAGAAATAATATGCCTTATAAATCAGAAGCACAAAGAAAATATTTTAATGTTAATAAGCAAGAATTAGAAAAAGAAGGCGTTAATGTGGGGGAATGGAATAAAGAAAGTAAGGGCATGAAATTACCAAACAAAATAGTTCAAGCAAAACTAAAAAAGAAAAAGAAATGAAACAAATGATTAAAAGAGCAGATAGCTCTACATCTTAAAGAGGACTTTATGATAATATTAGAGCTGCAAAAGGCTCTGGTAAAAAACCTACTACCGAAATGCTTAAACAAGAAAAGAAAATAAAATTAAAAAATAAAAACAAATAATTATGGCAACTTTTATAAATGACAGAACAGCACAAGCCCTTCGTGGCGAATCGGTGATAGTTACAGTTCCATCTTCAGATTGGGCCACTGTATCTTCTTCATTAGCTATTGGAGACGAAATTCTTATACCCGAATCGGGCAATCTGGGTACAGTAGGTTCAATAGATAGCTTTGGATTAACTTTTGAGGTTGTTCCTTTTCAGCCAGACTTTAGATTTGATGGAGCAAATCCCGGCCTTTTAACGGCTGGAGAAACAATAAGCTATTAATAAAATAAAATAAAATAAAATGTTAGCACAATATTTAGATTTAACCGACCAGTTTAATAGTAATCCAGATTACGAAGTAGTAATTGATGTAAGCAATTATGACTATTGTTTAATTCAGCCAATCGGAGAAGATGTTAATCTTTTTTCAACAATAGATAGCGGAGCAGTGCAAGGCGTTACAGATGGAAATGCAACAACTGCTACTAATTTTGTATCGGTTGCAGCACTGGAATTAGCGAATGGTACTAGCTACGGTGCAAGTGTAACAGATGGCACAATAAGTAGACTAGCTGTAGTGGGGCGCTATGTTAAAATAAAAAAAGGAAGTCCGATTACAAAACTATTAGTAATGTTAACTAAAATATCATAAACAATGTTAGCACAATATTTAGATTTAACCGAAGAATTTGCAAATAGCTTTGATGGAAGTGTCTATAAAGTACAATTTGAAGTGAGCAATTATGATTATGCATTAGTTCAATTTGTGGATTTTTTATCAGAAGTAAATTTTAAGTCAACAATAGATAGCGGGGCTGTACAAGGAGTTACAGATGGGAATGCTTTGACATCTACTAATTATACTACAGTATATGCTACATATTTATTGGACAATACTAAAGTAACAGTTAGTCCAAGCAATGGGACTTATAGATTTGATGTAGTGGGAAGATATATCAAGCTAACAAATGCAAGCGGTATTAATCTTACAACTGGAAAATTATTAGTAATGTTAACTAAAATATCATAAGATGGCGCTTACACCAGAGTTAATAAAAGGCAAACTTTTTTCTTTTCAAAATGGAGCGCATAGCTTGCATCTTGATACAAGATCGTATGCCGAACATAAGGCACTTCAAAAACTTTACGAAGGTGTTGATGGGTTAAAAGATTCTATTCTTGAAATTCTTATGGGTTACCAAAATGGAAAAAGAATAGGAAAAGCAAAGCTTGATGAATTTCCGGCATACAGCCAAGAAGCTGTTACTGCTTTAATTAAGGAAGGGTTGTCATTTGCTTATGAACTTGAAATGTGGGCAGAAGATAAGAAGTATTGCGATATTTCAAATAAGGCTCAAGACCTAAGTGGTTTATTTGCGCAAATACAATACCTGCTTACGCTTAGTTAAAAAAAACAAACAGATATATGTCAGAACAAACAAACAACGATCAAAGCTCCGCAATTGAACAAGGAAACATTGTCAATCCTTTCTCAGAAGAAAGTTGGGTAGATTCATCCGTAAACGCAAATGAGCAATCGCAAGAACCAACACAATCTCAACCAGAACCTAGTCCTCAACAAGCGCAAGAAGAAATTCATGATGCCAATGAGTATTTAAAAGAAAAACTAGGATTTGATAGCTGGGATTCTGCAGCAAGTCAAATTGATGATCTTCGCAAAAAGCCGGGGATAGAATTTGAAAACGAAGAAAGCAGAAAGTTTTATGAGTATGCAAAAGAAAATAAAGAGGACGAGCTTATTAGCTTTTTGGAAGAAAAAAGAAAAATAGATAGACTTTCTAATGCAGAAATAAAAGATGCTAATACGGCATCCGAAATAATCAAATTAAGCATGAACCAGAAAAATAAAGACCTGGATCAAAGCGAAATTGATTTTTTATTTAATGAGCGATTTCAAAAGCCATCAAAGCCAGACCAAAAGTTTGATGAATTGGATTCCGAATATGAAGAAAGGGTTTCTGCTTGGGAAACTAAGGTAAACGAAATTGACAGAAAACTTGTCATTGAAGCTAAACTTGCAAAACCCGAGCTAGAAAAGATAAAAAGTAATTTAATATTACCAGACATATTTTCCAAACCATCTGAATCAGCGCCTACGCAAGAAGAATTGCAAGCGCAAAGCAGGTACATGGATAACTATTACGGAAATGTTGATGAGGCCGTTAATTCATTTGAAGGTTTTACTGCAACAGTAAAGGACGAAGGAGCTGATTTTAGTGTTGCCTATATTCCATCAATAGAAGAAAAACAGGCAGTTTCAGAGCAATTGAAGTATTTTGCTGAAAACAATTTAGATGCTAACATGATATTTGCCGACAGATGGGTAAATGATGATAACACTATCAATGTAAAGCAAATGACAAAAGATTTGTTTTTACTACAGAACGAAGGCAAAATAACTCAAAAGTATGTAAACGATGCCGCAAATAAAAGATTGACTATGCATTTAAAAAAGCAAAGTAACATTCATTTAAGCGGAACTGAAAACAGCGGTACATTTAATGCTGACAATAGTCAATCCGAAATGGATAGACTTGCAGCGGTTATGTTCGCTAAATAAAATATTTTAAACCTAAAAAAATTAAAAAATGGCTGGAATTCCTACGTCCAACATTTTGCAACCCGGTGCGATTAGCGCCCAGTATGCAAACCGGCAGTTAATATCTGATCTTCAGTTATTAACTCCACAATACTACAAGCAATATGTAGAAAAATACGGTAACGAAGATTTTACTTGGTGGCTTGCTACTTATGGTGGAATGGAAGAAGTTAAAAACAGAAACTTCTTTTGGTTTGAAAACAGAGGCAAATTAATGGTTGGTATCCAAGCCGCAGCTAATGTAAGCGCTGCTACTCCAGGTGGTACTATTACAGTAACACTTGCTTCTGGAGACCACTTTAATAGCGGAACTGAATCTCCAGTGCGTGCAGGTGAAACAATCAGAATTGCATCTACTAACGTAGAAGGCGAAATTTTGGCAATCACCGGTACTACTGCTTATGCATTCACTTTCACTGTGCGTCCAAAAATATCTACTCAAACTTTAGCATCTTCTGGATCAACTAGCTTGTTGGCTACTGATGTAATGCTTTTGGGTGGAGATATGGATGCTGGAGAAGCCTCTATAAGTATCAATCCTCTTATCCATTTGGATCAAAAGTATGATAACAACATCACCGAAATGAGAGAAAGCTGGTCAGCTTCAGATTTAGCTGAAATGACTGAAGTTTTCTATAACAGCGGTGTTTCTGGATCAGAAATGGCAGGTGGCGCACAAGCTGGTACTTCTTACTTTACTTACAAAGGATTAGTAAAAAGCAACCAACGCTTCATCAACAACGTAGAGTTCAAACTTATGCGTGGTAATGTCGTTAACAACACAGGTTTAAACACATCATCATCTGTTGGATCTCAAGGTATCATACCTAAGGTTCTTACTGATGGCGAAACAGTTGGTTATACTCCTGGTACTCTTGATATTGCAAAAATGCATGAAATCACTCGTATTATGGATGTTAATGGCTGTGCTAACGACAACATGTGGTTGCAAGATATTTATCAGCGCCAAAACTTCAGTGATGGATTATTTAAAGAATATCCTGCTGGAGCTTACGTTTGGGGTAAAAACGAAAAATCCGAAGATGCTGCAATCAACTATGGTGTAGATACACTTAGAATTGATGGCTACATGTTTAAGGTTAAGAAGTATAAGCAATTCAATACCGAAATGACCACTGGTCTTACTCCGGTTAATGATTACTTCCGCAATTTTGGTATGATCTGTCCACAAGGTGAAACTCGTGATGCAAAAGATGTAACCAAATCATACAAGAACATTACTGTTATGTATCAAGCTCCACCTAAGGGCGGATCTACCGGTAATGCTATCAGAGTATGGCAGTGGGGTGGTGCTTCTATGAACCCAACAAGTGGAACAATGACAGATAACATTGAGACTATCACTTATCGTGGTACTCGTGTGGTAGCTGCCAATCAGTTCATCATCGTTCAAGCAAGCTAATCAGCTAAAAAACAAACGCCACGAGGAGTAAAATCCTCGTGGCTATTTTAAAAAAACATCCCATGTATGTGGGAGGATAAAACCTTAAAAATGGCAAAAATAAAAGATGTGCAATTCTCTCTAATCGGAGAAACACAAATATCTCCAAGCGAGGTACACCAAATGGAAGTTTCGCAATATGCGGTTAATAACCAAACAGTTTCAAACGAGATTAAATACCATATTTTTAAATTGGTAGATACAAAGAAAAAAGGCGGAACATACATCCCTAATATAGACGATGTTATTAATCCAGAAACAGGAAGGGAAGAAAGGGCAAGATTATTGGTTGGCGTTGATTCAATTTGGATTAAAGATCAAAAACACTTAGATCCAGATTACATCAAACAAAACGGTAAAAGCTTAAACTTTCCAAGAGGCTCAAAATGTTTAAGAATCCCAGATTGGGATAAAACAGCATTGCAATTTGCTAGGTCTTGCCGACATAATATAGGAAGTCCTAATCGCAAAACAGGCAGCAAGTTTGAGTTTTTTGAATACGATCCACAAAAGCAAGCAAAAGAAGCCCTAGACCGCGAAAGTTTAGAAATTGATATGGCTATCATTGCGCGCGAATTGGATGAGAGTACACTAAAAAAGTACGTTAGTTTTTTAAAAATTCCAATGAATGACGAACTTGGCGAATTAAAAACATTAGATTTGCTAAGAAAAGAACTAATGTTGTATGCTAAAAGAAATGTTTATCAATTTCAAGATTTAGTAAACAACAAATCAAAAGAAGTAGAAGTGAATTATTTAGTTAAAAAAGGAGTTCTATCGGCTAAAATAGATATTGGAAGTCAGCCAGGAAGGGCATTTTGGGCTAATGGTGGCGGACTAATCGGAATCATTCCAATCAATAGACAACCAGTAGAATATTTGACTGAACTCGCTTTAACTAATACAGAAGAAGGAAGGACATTCCAAAAACAGTTAAATGAAACAATGAAATGACAATAGATGAGGTTTACCAATTAGTGCTTTACGCAACGGCTAAAAATTCTTCTCAAGGATATGTAAGCCCTGCTGATTTTAATCTTACGATTAATCAAGCTCAAAAAAGCTATGTATCGTATCTACTTGGTTCATTTCAACAATACGTTCCGGGCAGACCAGTGGCCAGGGTAGAATTTGGGCAAAATACAACAATTAGAACCAGGTTAGCACCAATAATAAAATGGGCTGATTTGACAAGTATTCCAACTACAGGCGTTAATGCTGGATATAAAGCTTATCCAAGCGATTATCTACAAGCAGACGCAATGGTTACTGCTACGGGTTATAATAGAATTAGAGCGGTCCAGCAGGATTCGCTCTATTCTTTTTATAATTCTACTATTGATCCTATTGCCACTAATCCTATTTACATATTAGAAGAAGCTGGATTTAGATTTTTCCCAAATACAATTGGATCTGCTAAATTAAGTTATGTAGCAAATCCTCCCGATATGGTTTGGGCGTATGCATTAAATCAAAACAATGTGCCAATATACACTACAGGCATACAGGGCGTAAATGTTATTTTTGGCGGCAGCGGATATATTTTTGCTACCGTAACATTTTCAGCGCCAGCTGCAGGCGGAGTAACAGCTACAGGGACAGTTACAATATCTAGTGGCGTTATTACTGGAATTGTAATGACAAATTACGGCAGCGGATATGGAGGAACAGCTCCAACTATGACACTTACTAACGTGGGTGGTATTGGGGCTTCTTTTGGTAGCCCAATAATATCCGTAAATCCAGTATGGGATGATGCAACAATGTTAGAAGTTATTGTTAGGGCATTAGCTATTATTGGTGTAAATTTACAGCTGAACACAGTTGAACAATATTCAATGGCAATTAAAAACCAAGGTCAATAATGACACGCCAGCAATTAATAGAGCAAATAACAAGAGAAGTCTATGGCACACAGCCAAATGATGATGCTTCTATTACTCCTAACCTAATTAATCAAATGATTAACCAAGGAGTTGGATTGGTAGTAAAACAAAACTATAAAGAAGCTGTACAATTAGACGGAGTTGGGTATGTAAATAATAGCTTTTATTCTACATTTAAGGGAATTGCTGTAGTAGCTGATGATAATTCTTTA